ATAATATTGTCCTGATATTCTAGGATCATCTTCATCTCTACTTACATAATAACCTGTCTCTGCATTTGCTGCTGCGATAAAAGCTTGCTTTCTAGCCTCTAAAATTTCTTCTTGGTAATTTAAATCTGGGAAATACATACAAGGTGCATTCTCACCCTCAACACCACCGTATCTCCACTGTGCGTGGTAACCAATATGTGCTGTTCCAACCTCACTCCATTTCTGGTCATAAGGTGCTGCACTCCATCCAGAAGACCATATTCTATCACCGTATCTTTCACCAAGAATCCATATTGCTTCGTTTAAAGATTTGTCCCACTCAATTGTTATGCCTTTATACTCTGTACTTCCAATATAGGAACCAGGTATAGAGCGTTCCTCATCAGGAACAACAAATAATTTTCGTACTTCTCTATGATCTGTATCAACAACCGTTAGTTGAGAAGAAAAGTCATCTACTGCAATACCATCATTTATGATTATTTTACTGCCGATCATTTTTCTTTCAAAAGGATCATCAGTATTATTTAGTACAGCTGTTAAGATTCTTCTTTTAGTAGAGTCAGAATCATCAGGGTCAGAAAAAGTAATTGTTCCTGCTTCTGCTATTTCTATAGTTTCAGAAGACTCATCTTCATTTCTTGTAAAATCACTTACAGAACTTCCTAATTCTAGCTGAGCTCCTGCGTATAAATACCCTAAACCAACTATTGTTGTTTCATTTTGTGTATCATATGCACCATCTGGAAAGTGTGTTGCTCTTAAGTGAATTAAATCATTTTCTTCACCTACATTTCTTAATATAAAAGTTAATGTAATTCTTTGCCATTTGCCTGTCATCTCTACTTTTTGTGAGTGCTTTGTTGTTCCTTCTTGACTCCAAGGTCCTGCATGAGCTAATAAGCTAACTTTTGAACCAATTGCTGCAGTGTCTGCTTTGACATAAACACTAAATGTCATTTCTTCGCCGTCAATTGGCCTGTAAATTTTTAACAAAGGAGACAAACCAAAAGATCTATTTGCTGAATTAGGATTTTCAGACTCAGTAGTTTGGTATTCTAATCTTACACATTGATTTCCAACTGGAGATTGTTCTATTACAGTATCTACTTTCATAAGTTTTGGATTTTCTATCGATATAGAATTTACACCACCCTTATAAACACTATGTGGTCTCCATTGATAGTCACTATCTAGAAACCTACCTTGTAATAAATTCTGTGTCTTGTCAACAGTTGTCAAAGAAGGTTCAACAACATATTCTGCTGCTATCGCAGGTGTTACTCTATTTCCTAAAAAGTAAGCATTGTTGATTCTTATCATCCCGTTAATATAAGACTTAGGAACAGTGTCATAGCCTTGTAATGTTATCCTATTGGAATCTTCACCATCACTAAAGATTGCTATTTGCCCAACATCTGCAAAATCATTTAAACAAGTATATGCGGCTATTCTAAATTTTTCTAGATATTCTGTATCATTTATAAAAGGAGGTGATAATACTATTTCTGTTCTGTCAGAAGATATTTTTACTAATGTTGCTTTGTCTTCTTTTGGATATAATCTGTCTCCAATATTTGTATCAGAACCAATATGTGGATCTAATGCAGATATTTTTCCTAATTCATTTTCTTCGAATCCACCTAAATAAATCTTTTCATCATTATTAACAAGAAGAGGAAATGGGCTTCCAAACATGTTTCTATAAAAAGAGAATTGTACACGAAATCTACCTCTTCTAAATCCAAGGTCACGTAAAAGTTTTCCTGTGTCCAGCTCAACAGTAGGGTATTGTAAATCATTGTCCTGATTTGTGTCGAATTCATTATGATTTAAGTAACTAGTTGTTATTAGTGATCCATCTTCACCAAATACATTTACTCTTACATAATCATTTTGACCTGCACCAAAATTGGTTTCTGGCCATTTTACAGATGCATAACCTTCAGTCTCAAACTGTGGGTATCTTTCACTGTCTCTAAATGGGATCCAGTCATTTCCTTCTGGCAAGGTTACAAAATCTGCTACCTTTTTAGGAAGTAATTGACCTCTCCTAAGTTTTGGATCAATTGGCATTTACAACTCCGTAAATTCTCTATCGATATAATCGAGAGTATCTTCTTGTGTCCTGTATCTTCTCTGATACAGTCTAATATAAAGTTTTTGGCAAGGACTAGGATATGATTCACCTGTCTGTGGATCTTCATATAGTTTGACTATGTCAGCTTTATCTCTTAAAGAGATCTTTAACCGCTTGGTTTCATTAGGCTCAAATTCTGCCTCTCTAGCCATAAAAGTATCATGTGTTTTATGATATTTTCTGTTATAGGCATCTTCATCTCTTTGTTTTAAAGACTGATAGTAGATATTATCTTTTAGCTCTTCTTCATTATATGGCATTATTCTACCACCTTAAACTGGTCGTCATTATCTATAAATTGTGTTGTTTTTGTTATACCGCTTCCGCTTTCTACCATAAATAATACATTATAATATCTTTCTGGTTCTAACCCAGTAGTTGTTAATTTGAAAAAATTACTAGTTCCATCACAGCTTAATTTTGAACCACTTCCAAAAGGAATAATAGTGTGATGATTTTTAGAATCAACTATAGAATAAAAACTAGATGCAGATGGAAAGTAAGCGCAGTCTAAATAAGCTGACGATGTTCCAAAAGTTCTAGCAGGATATTTTTCTCTGCCCTTAACTCTTATTTTAGATACAGTTCCTAATTTATATTCTCTTCTAAAACTATTCATATAAACATCTAAATTTCCTAATTCATCTAAGTCAAGTGGTGAAAGTGAGCCGGTTGTCCAAGATGCGTCGTCCCAAACAGCTTCAAGTGTTGGTTTAAATATTGTATGAGAGTCACTAGAGAAAAACTTTAATGTACCGAAATTTGCTGTAGAGTTTTCTATATCTGTTGTTCTCTTTATTAAGAAGCCTTCGTTGGAGGCGCTTCCTGCAATTAGAGTTTTTACAATGTCTGTAACATCAACTCTTGCATCAGATCCTGATTTTGAAAAACTAAATGATGCAGAATAGTTTGAGCTAGAGACATATGATCCACCCCACTCTGAATTTGTAGCTGACCACTCTAAAGATTCCGAAACACCTGTCCTGTATCTCCAACTAGTGCCTTCTTCTATTGCTGGATCATCTGATAATTTGCCGTCGCCTTCTGTCCAACTTTGTGACACAACATAAACTTCAATGTTGTTATTGTCTCTTGTTAATTCAAAAGAACCAGCATCATAAAGATTTAAATAGTATTTTACATCTGTACCAATTGATTCATCTGCCTGTGATGCAGAATAGTCTGTTATGTCGAATTTTATAATTGCTCTTTGAATAGCGCTTACAGATGTTCCACCTGCTTGAAAGCTTTTACCTACTTCTAATATTTCATCACCACCGAAATTTTGAGCGCTTGATGTTCCTATAATTGATGCGCCTCTTCTAAGTATTGCATCTTTATTTGGTGTTCTAAAAAGATGTGCCATTAATAGTCTCCTAAACACTTACCAATAATATCAATATCTGGAAATTTTACTTCAAAGATTGAAGGATCTAATGAAGGATAAACTACTCCACTTTTTATTGCTGTTGATATGTCAAAAATATTGCCGCTATATCCGCTAGCAGTTTCAAACTTATTTGTTATAACTATTAAATTACCATCAGGATTATCAGCAACAGGAGGCACAACACTATTTACACCGTCTACAAGCGACACCTGATAAGCAACATCAGAAAGCATTATTGGTTGGTTTATTTGCCACTTATCAACATTAAAATATTCTTTAACTTTCTGTATGCATTTAAAAATTACTTCTTCTTTGTTATATCCTCTTTTTGCGTATATTGTGAATCTAACACCTATATTAATCACATAAGCATTTTTTAAGTTTATAGCATCAGTTAATATTCTGTACTGTCCCATATAAGTTTTTAAATTTCTTTTTGTCGCTTGATTTACGTTTACAAGTTTTTTGTTGTTATCATACCCTAAAACATAAAAGTTTAATGCCATAGGATTAGGGACTCTAACTTCTAAATCAGAAACTTTCAATGATTCGCCTTTGTCAATAAATTCTGTCTGTAAAGTTTCTGGCGTAATAACATCACCTTGTATTACACCTTCACCTGAATTTAATTGATCATCTTGTGTGATGTAAACTTTTGCAACATTACCATATTTTGCAGGTAAGCTATAAATTCTTGTAATATAATCTTGTTTTGTTACTGCTCTTGATTGAGCTTGAAAAAACTGTTTTACATTTTCTTTTATTTCATCTATTGTTTCTGAACCTTTTCCGCCTGTAGCAGGTCCAGGATTGTTAACAGATATTGATGCTTGTGATTCTTCTACCAAGGTAGCGTCTAATCCTGTATTGTTTATTTCTGAAGTTATGCTCCTTAAAGAATTAATACTGTTTGAAGGAACATTATCATCAACGCCACCACCAACAGAATACTTTATTGTAAGTGTCGTGTTTGCTGGTGCAACACCATAAACAGCTGTCTCCAAAAAGTTAGCAGGATCTAATGCAGAATTAGAATTTAAAAAGTCAGAATTAACATTTGAATTTCCGACTGTTGAAGGATTAGGTATCACTTCTTCATCATTTTCTGTTGCAGTTCCTGATCCGAATCTTAGCTGATATGATCCATCTGATTTTATGTAAGACTTATATCTCTTTTTTGTCCTTAACAATTTAATCATGTAAGGTGTAGTGTCATTAAAAGCTGCCAAATTAGGATCGAATTCAGCATCATTTCTAACTTCTTGATAAACTAAATCTTGTGCAAGTGACTCAACTTGATACCACTTACTAGCACCGCCATCAGTTACAGATATTATTTCTAATACATTTTTATTTGCCAGCGTGACCATATCATAAGCTTTAGCTGAACCGAATGTAAAAGTTTCTGTTATAACTTCACCGCTAACAGCTCTTGCTTGTTTCTTTAAGAGATATTTTGTTATTGTTCCGTCAATTTCATAAGGTTCCACAACAACAGGGTCCAATGAGCCTGATGTACTAAAATCAACTTCACTAACTGTTCTAAATGTTTTACTATATTGGTCTGAAGCTATGACAGTTCCTTCTTTGATTCTGTGACCGTATCTAAAGTCTGGTACTACTGTATCACCAGTTCCTGTAGCTGGTACTGTTTGAAAGAAATCAACTGTAACATTTGAAGGTGTAGAAATTTTTGGTCTATATCCGTATGATTGTGCTATATCGAAGACAGTTTTTCTTTCTTCTGCATAGGCCAATAAAGATTCACGAAATTGCTCATCGATATAAAATGAAAGTATGTCACCTACATAAGCAGCCATTTCGATAAACATCATTCCAGGACTAGTTTCATTAAAGTCTGAGTATGATGCAGGAAAGTATGTTTTAGCATACTCAATAAGATCACTTCGTAATCCTGTAAAATCTTTGTTTAGAAAATTAATATCTTTTGGTCTTTGTTGATCGATAGCCATTTTATTCTCCGGCTCTAGCTAAATTTAGTGTAATAGAATCTGTTGCTCCGGGATCTACGGATGTAGAAAATGTTAAACTAACGTTTACAAGATTTTCATTCTCTCTAAGGTCTACACTTATATTTTTTATTATTACGTGCGGCAACCATTTTGTGACTGCCTCTCTAATTGATGTGTCTATTTTTACACTTAACGAGTCATCCATCGGTTCGAATAAAACATTAAATAAATCACACCCTAATTCAGGCTGATTAACTCTTTCACCCTTTACAGTTAATAATAAATTCTTTAAATTTGATTTTGTTTGGTCACTTAAACTTTTTGTAGATCTAAACCAACCGTTCTTGCCGCGAGAAAATGGAAGAGATACACCGATAAATGTATCCGGATCTTTATCACGTGTTCTTACAGCTGCGTTTCTTGGATTTTCTAGTGCCATTATTTTAATCTTCCTTTAGGGTTTAATAATGCTTTTAAAAGATCACCGCTAAGTTCTCTAAACTTTCCTCTTAACTCACGAGACCTACCCCGTGTAGTTAAATATCTTCCAGCTGAAGAAGTTGACAACCCTAACTCTAAATCATTTTTCATTTGTTTAACTAAATTATCTCTTTCTATTAGATTAGGTGTCTGTTGAAGTCTTGCAACATAGTCTGCCATAAAGACAAATGATTTTTTCTCTAAAATAGGTGGTCCACCACCACTCCCAAATGAAACTTCAGCTTTCTCAACATAATCATGTATAGCTTTTGCATCTTTTGTTGCTTCTTTAATATTACTACGCATTTCTTTTATTTTAGCCTTAGTCTTCAGAAATTTATTCTGATTTGTATGCTCGTGCTTTATATTGGCTAAATTAAAAATTAATCTTTTAAGACTTAGTGCCATGTTTACTCTCTATAGCTTTAACAACTTTTGCTGAATGTCCACTCATTGCCTTCTTCATAAAGTCTGGTGTATCAGCAGTTGGCTGCATTGGCACACCTCCTGCTATTTCTCCCATTCTATCTGAAGTGTATGCGCCACCACCCATAGTTGGCATTGACTCATGACCAATTCCACCTTGAGTCTCATTTAAAATCTTATTCAATACAGGATCTTTTGCAAGTTGCCTTTCCTCTCTTGGCTCTTTCATATATGAAGGGATATTCGCCTCAGTATTTTCTAAGGCTGCCAATTCAGGTGTTGTAGTTTGACTATTTACTGGTTGTGTTGGAGTAACTAATTCTTTCACAACTATGTTTATTTGTCTTGCTACTTCTTTTTCAACTGTTTCCTTTATTATCTTTTTAAGTGCTGTTATTGTATTTGACTTCATTTTTATTACCTTTATTTTTACTCTATAAAATCTGCAGTTGCTTGAATATCTTCTATTCTTGTCAAGCATGCAGATATATCAACTATTTGTGCATCAAGTATTGCTCTCATTTCTTGTTCAGAAATTGTAGCATTTTCAGACTGACCTGATGCTCCTTCACTACAAACTTTCCAACCTTCGCCTGGTATTTCAAAAGATTCCACTTGATATGTGTGATCTTCTTCTTGTTCAACTTCTGGCGGAATAGCTCCAACATATACTTTTTGGTTTTCAAACTCTACACATCCACCAGTAATTAAATCTCCAGGACTTAAAGCTAGTCCTGGTTTTAAATATAGGTCTAAATCATCATTTAGTTTCGAAACTTCTGCGTCTAACTCATCTCCATATCTACCAGCACTTCCATCACCCATGTCACCTTTTCTCTTACCTTCTATCCAAGTGCCGCCTAATGCTTCACAATCTTCTTTTGATAAGCCATCTTCCAAACCTCTCTGATTAGCGCATGCCTGTATCATTGCTGATAGTGTTGCTATTAATGTGGGCAAAACTCTGTTTGCGTCTAATATTGATCTTGCAAGTGTATCTATCATTTGTGCCAAACCTAAAACCATTTGTTTTATCATCATGTATACTAGTGCTAGCTTGACTGCCTTGCCAACCATAAATATACTTTCAATTATTCTTATAATTCTTTTTACAGTGTTAACAGCAGTCCTTACAGCTTGTACTACTTTTCTTATTTGTGATAATATTCTTTGTATATCTCTTATAAGCTGTAATAGTTTTTGTGCTTCTGGTCTGTACTTACAAACATCTCCTTTTGGATCATACTTTGCTTTGTCTGCTAGCATTTGTACTTTTCCTACAAGTTTAGTTTGTAGTTGTGTTACTTCATTAATTTTTTCTTGTATAGGAACCCACCAAGTCATATCTAAACCAGGAATGTCTAAGTCCAGGTCAAAGTCTATGTCCAGATCTATTACTCTTTTTGTGTCAGACCTAACATTTCCTGCTAGCTCTTGTAAACTACAGTAGTCTTCTTCACCTCCACCAGCAGGTGATATTACAGCACCATCAGGCCCAACTTTAAATCCCGGCCCTGGGATTGTGAACGGTGCTTCATAAACAGTGCCATCAGGTCCAATAATTGTACCATTGACAATTAAGTCACCTTGTAACAAATCAGCGTCAGCTCCAAAAAGCCTAACCTCACCACCATAACCTGCATGTATAACTTCTACAGTTGATCCTTCACAAACTTCCCAACCTGGTTCAGTTATAAAAAACGGCTCAGGAGCATTTAATTTTGTTCCAATTGGTGTTGTCACAAGAGGATCCATTTCTAATTGATTTTGAGGAATATCAAAAATCTCAGCAACAGCTTTGTTTTGTTTTTCTTCTTCTTCAGTTATAGGTTCTTTTATGAAGTTGTTAGAAACTTTTACAGCGCAACCAATTAATATTTGATCTCCCATAAGAAGTTTTGCACCACCAGAAAGTGTCCTTCTAAGACTAGTTATATTATTACAATCTAACATTATTTCCCTTGTTTAGACACATAAACGTGTTTGCTTAATAAAGCTTCTTTTAAATTTTGTTTACTAAATTTTCCTCCTGATCCGAACAAAGAACTCATTGAAGCACCAGCCTTTTGTTTTAGAGGATCAATACTAGGCGCACCTGCCAACGGACTTATTCCTGTTCCAGACTGTAAATCAGTTCCTGCAGATTCTAAAGCTTGTGCCATATAAAATAGTAGGTCAACTAGTGCATCACCTAAAACAACTGGCTGAACGCCTACAGCTTCTGGTTCTGCACCAACATAAACTCTTTTACCTATAATATGAGAATCATTTTTAGATATTAAATTTAAATTATATCCAGAATATATTCCTACATTATTGTTGTTGCCTTCTTTTGTATTGAAAACTAATTTATCAGAGTCTATTAATATTTGTTTACCAGTGTGTGTCGATGGTGTTATTTCACTGTTTACATTCCTTGCAGGAGTTAGTCTAATTTCTTCTTTTTCTAAAATATAAATTGATCCTGCATCATTTACAATATTTTCTGGCTTTGGTGCGTCTATCTTTTCATCATCAGTATCGGTATTTGCTATTCTTAATTTTATTATTGGTCCGGACTTCGCCTCTACATTATCGTTTTTACCTAATTTTATTGATTGTCTCTCTCTACCATCTAGTACAATATCTCCAGCAATCTGTCTTGTAGGTCTTGTTGGCTCAGGCTTAAATCCCTTTAATTTTTCTTTATAATCTTTACTGTCGTGTTTACGTCTTTTACCACCAACATCTGTTGCGCCGACTACTGAATTATGATTAGATGATCTTCTTACATTGATAGGATTGAAATAATATGCGATGTCTCCTAAACATATGATTGCAACCATCTCGCCGTAAACGGGATATTTTTTAATGTTAGCTTCTAACGGATAAATCCAATCAGTCGGTAGATCAAACCCTGGATAGCATTGTACTTGAATACACCCGATATGACGATCATTGACGCCTGCATTTTTCTCGACATCTTTCTCGTTGTATATTACACCTGTCACCTCAGCTGAAATGATTTGAATTGATGCAGTCTTTAGTTTATCAACTAGGTCTAAACCAATATCTCTTGCACGCTTCTCGGTAACAAGATCATCGGAGAATTCCACAGGATTGAGTTTATTGACTTTATCTATCCAGATTCCGCCGTAACGTTCGACAGTATTACTAGACATTTACTACTCCTGTATTTGTAGGTTTATATCATCTACCTCATTTTGTATTGTTTCTGTCGCTTTGCTTATTCTGTCTAGAATACCCTTCTTCTCTTCATCAGAAAGACCAAATTCTGTAGAATCAGACTTGCCTTCAACAGACATAACGCGTTGCACAACTGCGGCGAGCTTTACTAGAAGCTCATCATTTCTTATATTAGCTTCTGTAAAATCACTGATCATAGGAAACAATTGAATTGCAGTATTGGGATCTTTTATAAACACCATGAGCTCTTGTATTAAACTCTCTATCTGTACTTTGTTTCTTTTGGTATTGTTATCGATCTTCTTAAAGAGATCTGAAAGATTCATACCTTCATATATTTCATAATCGTTAGACATAAAACTAGCCTTTTGATTATAAATATAGAGAAATACAGTATTATATTTATTTAGTTATTTGGAACCATCTTATCAAATAACAGATACCAATTCCAGCTCCTAACGAATTTATCAGGTAATAATTCCTCACTCTCGAGTTTTGCATACATCGGTGTTTTTAACGGTGAATCATTAATTGCAACACCTGTGTATCTATGAATTCTCATAAAATAAAGAAAATTATCATAGTCAAATAAACCTCTATAAAAGAATTGATGTCCCATTCTCCAATTTGGTATGCTTATCCATAATTTATCTGTGTTTAGATGATATAGATCTTGTATAACTTTTGTAGGATTGGGTAAGTGTTCTAGGACATCATTACAAATTATTAAATCATAACTTTCCAATAATCCATCAGAGCTAACACCTTCTCTAAGATCTTTAACAAATATTTCACCAGGCCACCCTCTCTTGTCGTGTGATTTTTTAGCGTTCTTTTTATCAATCATGTGGTATGTTATACCATCTAATGCGCCTAAGTCATCTAGGTGTTTACATAGTCCTCCTGGCCCACTTCCAATTTCTAATATAGTTTTTACTTTATGTTCATTAATTCTATATTCTAATATTTTAGCTTCATGTTCATATCTTGAAATCCAATCTAGATCATCTAACCTAGTGTCATTTTCCCACTCATCAGGTCTATTATAATCTTCAAACGGATCAAATTCTTCTTCGTTTTTATTATGCTTTATTCTTAGAAGAGACATTAATAAGCCCTAGAAGATCCTGATGCTGAAATATAACCACTCTGTTCCCATTGTGTGTTTAATGTTTTAAAATGATTTCTCATTACATTAAGAACTTTTGTTATGTGCTGTGTCTGTGCACCTGATATTTCTCTTAAAAGAATGTAGAGCGCTTTTTTATTAAAGATCTCAATACTTTCTACACGGTCCATAAGATCAATTATAGAATATGCAATATCAATATCTCTTTGTTTCTTAAAAACTGTTTCTGTATTTGTTTTCCAATAATCAATAACAGAGTTATAAAACATGCTGCCTTCTCTTTTCTCTATATCTTTTTCTTCGTATACAACTTTCTTTACATCTTTATGTTTTAAGTCAATCACATCAGTGTGTGTTTTCATCTTTTTATAATTTGCGTTATTATGGCAAATCAGCCAGTTTTTAACTACAACACTAAAATAGCTAAATGCTTTTCCTTTACCCTGTTTATATTTGTCCAAACGTGTAATCATAAAAGATATAACTTCATGTTTTACTGTTTCTGTAGGAACATCAAAGTGATAAAATTTAAAAGTGTGAATTATATTTTCTACAAGTTTTTCAAACGGTTGTCTAAGATGTTCATTGTATATAGCATTCTTTTCTCTCCAGTCATCTGTAGCATTGTAATCGACAATTCCTTGCTCAGTTCCTTCATGAAAATACATTCTTGTTTTTGATTTTTTACGTGGCATTATTTTTTTCCTTCTAATAAGTTGTCTAAATTATCTACTTCTTTTTTTAACATTTCGAATGTTGTTCCTGTTTCATCATCAGACTCGAAAGAGCCCAATGTATCGATCTCTTGCATGTTTTGTATTGTATCACGGATTGTTGTGTAAGTTCCATCTAAAACTTGTTCTAAGAAATCAACTTTATTGTACAAATTTATTATTACATACAATTGTACTATTGATACTATACCAAAAAATACTAGTGCTATTGTCTCAATCATTTTCAAATAACCCCTTTAGTTTGCTAACATCTAGATTTTTTACTAGTTCTTCTTCTTGAGATTCACCTTTCATATACTTTGGAAAGTCTATACGAGATTCACCTGATAACATAAAAGTTTCTTTCTCTTGCCTAGCAGCAGAGCAATCTGCAAAGTGTATAATGTGAGGCAAATTAGTTTTCATTGCTTTCCATTCTGCACCTTCCATAAAGTAAGATGTATTTTGTTCGTTATACAGCCCATCTGCAAGTCTAACACCTAAGTATTCTGATTCTGACATTGTAATACCAAACTGGTTTAGTATCCATATTGCTCTATCAGTAACTGTCATATAGTGTATTGCGGGATTGTGGTTATAATATTCTTGTAACTTCTTTGCACGCCATTCATCTGTGTTTGCAGAATAATAATCATCGTCCATATTTCCAATCTTTCCAAGGTCATGGAACATAGCTGCAAATACAACGGACTCAGCTGATATATCATCAACGTGCATACCCTGTGCTTTGAATAGCTCATAGTAACTTAACGACCACTGTATTATATTAAGAATGTGCGCTACGTAACCTCCTGGAAATGCGTTGTGATACCAAGCTCTCCCTGAGGCTGGTGCCATTATCATTCTTTCTTCGAAATGTTTGTGAAGTAACTTTATTTTTTCTAGACGTTCACCTGTAAAGTGAGTCTCTATAACTTTGTTTAGTTCAGACCAATTCTCTTGTATCTGATCTGCGTTTGGTCTCATGCGTTCTCCTTAGTCCAATTTAATTTAAAAATATCTACGTTTGTAAATTTGTACGGCTTGACATGTTCTGATTCTAATATATCAACTACATTTACCCATTTAGGATTCATCGTATCTCTAACTTGATAAACACCGTCTTTTCCGTCTGTTCCTTTTAATAATACAAAGTCACCGTAATTAAATGGGCCTCCCCAACGTGTTAGTAAATTACGTGATAGTGCAACAAATTTATATCTAGATGCGTGATGTATTCTTATTCTAGTTCCATCAGCTGTTATGTCTGGTGTGTCATCACATTGAATCTCATTTGGTTGATACATTGTTACATCAACTTTAATTCCGTGTTGATAAAACTCAGAGAGCCTGTCAGACAGACCTTTGTTTTGACTTGCAAGAAACTCATAGTGTTCATGATATGTTTCTTTATTTGCCTTCATAAAACGAGTGGCGACATAGCCGTTTATCGTAGTTATAAACGCAATTAATATTAGATATTTGCTTAAGTTCTGCATCTTTGTGCTCTCCTTTAATTTGTTATGTATAAATCTAACCCTTTTTTAGGACAAAGTAAAGGCTTTTTTTGCTTTTTTTGCTTTTTTTAGTCAATATCTAGACTGTATTTCTTTGACAATTCTATTTTTTCCTGTTGTCTAGATTTCTTCTTTTTTGTTTTGTGTACTTTTGTCGCTGGTATTGGAAAGTCAGACATCTTTGGTTTGTAGACTTTTTTCATAACTACTCCCATTCATCTGAATCAACGAATTGGTCATAACCCTGATCTAAATTTTCATCATCAATTTGTAGATCTTCTAATAGTAATTCAACAGCTGCCCAGTCTTTTTCATAGATTGCAGCTTCAAGACGTAATATTATTTCTTCACGTTTCATAATATAGGACTCCTGTCTGTTCCCTACTAAGTATGGATATTCAGGTAAATTTAGGCTGCTTATTGTTGTTGAATTTTTATCAACATTGTATAATAAATTAATTCTCATGCTTCACCTAATTTATAATTTAACATCTCTGCTTTTTTGCCACGCTTATTGTTAACTTCCTTCCAGTAATCATAAATCATATGCTCAAATATTTCCTGTACACACTCATTAATATCCTGATTGATGTACTCTGATTTGGGCATAAGCGCAGGTAGAACTTTCCAAACCTTTGACAGCTCATACTGTAATGTTTCAAAGTCTAATATTGGTGCTGATTGATCTATCATGTCTTGATTCTCATACATTTAAATATCTTCCTCTTGTCGCTTTGGTGTGTCCGGCATCTTAATTATTTGTAGCTTCATCTCCTCAAGCTTGCTTATCCATTCTTCTAACAACTCTATTATTTTTATTTTTGTTACATCGTGATCGTCATTGTCAAGTATTTTATCCACCCATTTTTTATAAATGCCTAAAAAACCAGACAACCATATTGCTATTTCAGACCTCTCTTCAGGCCAAGACTTCTTCATCATAATCTCCTTAATTAAGTGTAAAGAATAACTTGTATCTAAACTTTCTATTTAAAAAGTATAGTGTTATTATTGCTTTATAAAGCAAGTCCAAAGCTTTATTTTTTGTAGTAAATTCTAGCTCATCAACAATAATAGTATCATCCTGCGTTGGACCATGCTTTTCTATCTTATGTCTGTGAGACCAGAATTTTATTCCAAAAAAGTTTCCTTCTTTTAGAATGTCATTGAAATAAAGTTTATTCATATCTGTGGTGTATGTAACAACTTTAAACGTTATCAGTCTAGATAACATTAATATTTTAGTTATTGCTCCTCGTCTAAGGCCTCTGTGATGCACTACCTCGCAACCTAACGGAGTTAAGTATTTTAAGAGTTTTCCGTCTTTAGTCGTAAATTGCTTCTTAACAAACCAAAATGATTTATTTTTTATTACAGTTGTAAATTTCATATTTTTCTTATTTCCAATAAGTATCGTGGCGAAGTCCCTTAATTAATAAAGCTTCTTCAATTTTTTCTGCTATCACTTGTCTAGCTGCAATAGATTCTAAGTTTGTTTGTGTTTTTGAAAACTCTTCTAAGACGTCTTCTATCACTTTTTTATCAATTGTCAATTCTATCTTCTTTTTCATATTAACCCCAAATCATAAAATAACAGTAAACACCAGCAAGAAAAACACACACAGCAATCTTTAAATACTCCATAATTTCATCTTGTTTTGTAAATGATATAGGGCTTTTTCTTTTTTCTACTTTATCCCAGCTTGTCATTATTTTTCTCTCTCCTAATAAGTTCCATTATGTATTGCCTGACTAATTCTCCTAATTGCATATTGTTAGGATTTTCCTCTACTAATTCTTTAACTACATCAATTGGTTTTTTCATATAGCTGTCCTGTCCCAATCAATTTCATATCCGTCATTTAAAAACGTTTGTGCTCGTTTATATTTCATCACTCTTACAGCATCACCTTTTTTAATTGTAACCAATCTATTACGACCAATTTTCTTTTCTGTTCTCTTAACAGTAGCATCTATTTTTCTATCCATACAAATTACTCCGTTTAAATGATCAATCTCATGCTGTACGCAGACTGCTTCTAATGTCCTTAATGCTCTGTCTTGCTTTTTATCATCTGTTTCCCAGCTTCCTTTTCCAGATTCTCCTGTGTCTACGCCACTAAATATCATCGTGCCTTCAACAGTATCTGAGCTAACTTCTACTGTTTCGTATCGTCTGGTTCGTACTCTTTTGCCAGGGTAAGATAGACAACCTTCATAATAATTAATCTCATTTTCCTTTGATATAATCTTCGGATTGATGAATACCAAAGGCTCACGAACATTGACAACGGCCACTTGTGCATCAATTCCCACTTGATTAGCTGCCAACCCAATACCGTCTTTTCTTTTGTTAAGTATCTGAAATAGTTTCGTTGCGATAGCCATTCCCTCTTCAACGGTGACCTCCTTTAATTGCTTACGTATAACAGGATTGTCATGCTTATTACAGTCTATGACTTTTTCCAAGATGTCGCCCCTACTTTTTTTATGTATAACTGTGCATCTTCATCGTTCTTTGCGACGAACTTCACCGGTACTGCATCTTTACCTACACCTTCAAGATATGTGTACGGCTTGTAGTCTGAAAACTGTTTACTTTTCTTTGCCATTGATTGACTCCTTATATAACTGATTGATTGATTTTGTGTCTCCACCTTGTTTTATCAAGGCCTCTTTTCTTGTCATTATTGTCATTGGAACATCAGATAGATTTAATGGTCTACCATATAGATCACACATAACTTTTTCTTCTAACCATTGTGTTTTAGTCATTATTCCCAGATCCTCGCAATCCTTCTTATAAAACCCAGTGTTGCTCCAAACCCTAATGCTATTCCAGCTACTTGTAGGTTACCCATATACAATGCTATCGATGATAACAGATATGCTGTGAATCTAAATACTCCATATATTGAAAAGTCATTTTGATTTTTTAACTGTGTTTTTCTATCCATTACTTACCTGCCTTATGATTCAAGAAATCTTTTTGAGCTTCAATTGCCTTCTTAAGTTCTTTCTTTTCTGCTGCCATCTTAATAAGCTTCTTAGTTTCTTTTTTTCTTTTAACTTCTTTTGCTGCTAGTCTGTCTTTTTTAATAGCACCAACGTCAGTGACTTGTCTCTTACCTTTAAGTTTAGGCTGCTCCACACCCTTGTGGTAGACGTTGCCCTCACTGTCCACAAATTCCTTCATCCATCTCCATCCACGTGGACGTCCAGTAGATTTAGAAGTTCCACTGCCTTTTCCGAATAGTTTTTCTCTTTCGTTTTCTGTCATCAAGCTTAAACATAAACGCATCACTGCAGTACTACACAATACAGATTTAATATTTGTGCTTACATTAGCAACAGGTTCTCCTGTTTCTCTACAGTCCATGTATGCCACCCCATCTATGAAGTAGCCACCATTTTTCTTGAATGTTTCATTCATATATTATTTTCTCCTTATAAAGAATATTGTGAGTTAAATTCACAGTTCATTAAAATAGATGTGTAAAGATCATCATGATTATCTGTATAATCCTCAGCACCAAAATCTACATATATCTCACCTTGATTAACACTATTTTCTGTGTTATCATATATGTGATGAACATGTATTTCAAAATCATTTTCTTCATATACAGCACCTAATTCTGATACGTTCCTATCTTTATCGATGAAGCCTAAATCTTTCATGTAGTCTATGAAACCAATTTGTTCATCTGTTTGTTGATTGTCTAACATTGTTTTGTTATCGAAAAGTTCTTCTTTCATTGTAACCTCTTATTTGTTATGCTATAACTTAAGCCTTTTTCGCGACAAAGTAAAGGCTTTTTTTTAATTATTTTTAATTTTTTCTTCATTACGCTTATTTATTTCGCGTAAATCTACTGCACCCTTTGGTAACTCTGCTTCATAATGAATACCTTCGTTACCATTCTGACCGATTATATCCATTCGCTCTTCGTCTTCTTCTGTGTATAACGGGATGTCCTCTTTTGGTGGCTTAACTTTTTTTGGTTGTTTTTCTTTATACATCTCCCACCAACGTTTTTTATTCTTCTTGCGCTCTTTCTTAACTGGAACACCTGTTGACAATTCAAATGCCATATTTGCAGCAATAACAAGTGATACAGCTAACGGATCAAATACGAAGATTAATATGAATATAAAGAATTTTACAACTGTGTCTATTTCAGTATTAAAAACTCTTGCCAAATAGATTGCCGGTCCAACATCAACACCTGTATCAACTAACTGTGCCTTTAGATCACCTATTTCTTGTTTAACATCTAGTGTTTGCTTATTGATTTCAGTAATTTGTGGCTGGTATTCTTCTCTTAACTTCTTTCTAGCAGTCCTGTAATTATCAGGTAATTCTGCTATAGCGTCTTCTAACTCTTTTTTTAGAAAAACTTTATCTTCATTTAACTGTTCTAGCTTGTCTTCTTTAAACATAAGCACAGTAGACTGTTTTTCAAAAGTTGTAGTTGCTCCCTGATATGCATTTGACAAATAGCCAAATATACCTGCTGAAGTAATTACGATAAGAATAAGTGTGCCGACTAATAAATAGTTTCTTAAGAACGTGGGTACTGTATTCCAATATCTGTAGAGAAATGAGGCTGTCACTAACTTAGCAAATTCTAGTGATCCTGCCATTATAACAACACTCATTTGTGCGCCGGCAAATAACTTTGATAATCCGAACACAGAGAAAAATGCTGCACTGAATGCTACAGCGCCAGCGCTAATCGCGACTAGGTACGGAAATAATTTTGAGTTTACAAAATCCATATAGTATTAAATATCATCGAACTCAGCTTCTAGAATGTTTTGACAAAAGTAATATTCATTATTATTTCTTAAGACTGTATCAGCATTCCACTGTATTTTCCAAAACTGAGTCCCCCTTTCATCACAGCTGGGGACAGATTGTTTTCCTTTTACAAGGTACAACTGCCCCGCAACTTCGATGATTTGTTTCACTATGAAGCCACCCTAAGCCTACACACAATTCCCGTTTTCCTTAGTTTATAGTGTAAGAAACGGAAAATCACCTCTTCACAGATCAACGTCATAACCTTAACTTATTTTAACAAAAGTTTTCTTAGGTTGCTCTGGCTCAATCTTCGGTATTTCAATGGATAAAATCCCATCTTTGAAATTAGCCGTAATATCATCACCGTCTAGTGATTCACCTAATGTAAACTTTCTCTCAAAAGCAGAGTGCTTTAATTCACGCCTAAGAACTGTGGCCTCGGCATCTTCATCAAAACCGTGCTTGCTGCCTTTGATTGTCATAACTCCATCTTCGACTTCAACGTCTAGATTCTTTTTGTCAATTCCAGGTATTTCTGCAACAACACCAACTTTGTCTTCGTACTCATACACATTAACTTTTGGGTATGCTGTTCCAGAAAATGGATTAACCCCAACAGTCTGCGCGACTTCTGGGAAGTTTGTTTCAAACATACTATCAAACATCCTGTCAAATGGTGTTAGAAAGTCATCTCTTTTTATTATTAAGCTCATTGTTTTTCTCCTTATGTTATTCTTATGAACTAACTCGAGTACCTAATTGATTAGCGTACCCATATATTATAGAGAAAAAACTATGCCAGACTTCACCGTATGTCATATTGTCATCCTTTTTTTATAACTTATTTTTTTGTATGTCATTTTGACTTACCTTAATTCTGCTCCAATAGCTTTTGCACATTCTTTAATTCTATTATCCCATTTATTTCTTCCTATGGCATCTAGAATTTGTTGTGATTGTGTCCTGTTGAACGGCTTTGTAATTACTTTGTCTTTTATGTGAACAACAGTATTGTCAGACTTCGCACAGCTTTCTAAGAATTTTAGAACTTCTGCGAATTGATTGTAAGCCGCAACATTTGCGCCGATTCCTTTTGTCTGGTTCGTCAGTAGAATGTACTGATCATATCCTGATAGTTGATTGTATTCCATTTTTATACCTTTATGTTTAAGTTTGAAAATTGTAGCAGTATTATTGCAATTGCTAATATTATAGAAATTATTGTGTGCCATGCCGGTATTTCGTTTAGTATTAACCATGTCATAATGCCAAATATAACTGTTCCTAAACCAAAACCAATCATTCTTATATTCCATACACCACCAAAAATTAAGTATGATAATGATGCTGCTTTCCACAATAGCCAACCGATCGGTATTCCGAGCAGCACTACTACTATGTCGTTGTTAAGCCATTGGCCTAATTTTCCTTCAAGAAATTGTCCCTGTATTTGAAACCAAGCAAATACATTCGCAACAACTAGATAAATTATTAATACTGTAATTTGATTCATATTCCTATTATATCCTCATCATCCTTTCTTTCAGGATAGTATTCATCTTCAACTTGATTAGCTTTTAAATGTTCTTCTTTTAAACGATCCATTTTTTCTTGATCAGCATTTAATGCTTGATAGATAGTAGTAAATAAATCTTTTATTGCAGCCCATAGTGATTTCATACTTGGCTCCCTCATTTGTGTGTGTGAAAGAATTTCTTTTTATTAAAAGTCTTAAGTAGATCTTTGACATCATCTAATTCTTTTTGAATAGTATTTAATTGTTTATTAATCTTCTTATTAGACTTATCTGCTTTATCATCTATGTCTTCTGTCATCATGTATAGATCATCTAGATCTCCACCGATTTGTGCCATTCGTGATTGTGTTAAGTTGACTGATGATGCGAATTCATCAATCGTTACCATTCTATTTAGTTTAGTGTCTATGCCTCTTTTCATCTCAGCCAATGCTTCATCTGCAACCTGACCAGACTCTATAAGTTTACCTAAGAATGTAATATCATCTAGTATTTTTCTTAACTGACTGACATAACTCTGTATTGTTTTTGGATCACTTAGATCAGTGAACACAGCGACTCTTTCATCAGTCTTTTTATATTGTTCACCTAATTCTGCTACACGATCGTTTGCTTTTTGAACACCAAGATACAACCCTGATGTAAAGCAAAATAAACCGCATGCAGCTATTGCTATTGCTTGCTTCATATTTTTACCTCAATTCCTATTTTAGCTTTATAAAATTCTTTGCCTTGAAGTTTGGATATTTCGCCTACATTATACAACCTAATTTTTTCAGTGAGCTTGTATGACACTTTAAACTTGTCTTCAAATTCAAACGTATCTCTACCGTCTTCTTCACTTGGCGGTAAGTAGCCATCAAAAGAAACATCAACTTCTATTTTATCTTTGTAATACGACTTCTTTTTAGACATACCAAAAGATATGAATGT